TTTGCTGCTGCTAATTTCTGTACTCCAACTAGTGAATTTGGATCAGGATCAGAACCATCTCTAGCTTCATTTAAACCAGTAATATCTCTTATCATTTGAAGATACTGATTATATGCAGCTACTAATATTTGTATTTGATTACCTTGTGTACCAGGTAATTCTTGTATTGGCACTTTACCTGGGTTAGTATCACCTTCAACAGTTAAAGATCTACCTATAATAGAACCTGTAGAAAAATACATATTTAATGCTTCTTGAGCATTATAATTAGTGCCATTACCTAGATCAACCTCAGCAATACCATCTGCATCTAAAAACACACCCGATGGAACCATTCGTTGAATGGTTTGTTGTAACTTTAAGTGCGTTAACTGAATCAAGTCTGCATAAGGTGTCATTTTAGAGACCAGGGACGTGATATTACCTTTATACATTCTTGGAGCTGATACTGTATAATTCATTAATACCTTATTAGTATTTGAATTAGGACGTATCATATTTTTTGCTTTTTCCCATTTAAGTAATATATTACTACCTAATATGTAAGCTCCCTCATATATAACCTCTCTAGCTTGTGCTACTCTTTCAAATCTTGTTCTTTTATCTTGTGGTGGATTAAATTGATCATCTTTTAATATAGCCTTATCAGCTCCTGTGGATGTTTCTTTAATCTTATAAACATTGTTTTCCCAAGTTTTCCAATTAAAATATAATACAGTAAGTGTATTATTATTATCTATTTCACTATTAAAATTATTGTTAAACCAATTATTATTGTAATCAACCCAATTAGAACCTTTTTTAACAAACTCCGCTATTTCTTCATTTGGTAAATTTGGAAATTGTTTTTTAAGCTCATTAACAGATATTCTTTTTACTTCACCAAAATAATAACAATCTTCAAAATTAGGATCTTCTGTGTAAGACCAAACAAGTCCAGCTGGATCTACGTAATCTAATTTTATACCATCAGTATTATTAAATGTATTTTTTACAGCACCTATACCTAATACAGCTAAATCGTAATCAACACGTTCTTTTAATTCTGGATATTTATTTGTTAAAAAAACATTATTAATAGCTTGTTCTTCAGCTATTTCTATACCCTGTTTGTAATTTAACTGCATGTATACCTCTAGCTCATCTGTACTAGCAGGAACTTCATCTTTAGGTATATTACGAGCATTAACACCGAGTTCTTGTTCTATAACTCCTAGAACTTCTTGAGATGCCATATCTCTTTCTACTTTTTTAACGTAGTTGGTTCTTTCTTTTGTAGCTACAGGATCTTGTGCAAAAGCTTTTATATCAAAAAGTCGATCTTGCATACCATTCACAACTATGTCTACAAATTTAGGAATAATAGGCACAGGTTTCCAGTCTAAATTTAAATAAGACAAATCACCGTTTATAGCAAATTCATCTTTATATTTTTTAACAGACTGCTCACCTCTAGCATATAATCTTAACCTGTGAAACTCTTCATTGGTTTGATAATACATGCCGGGGTTATTATCTTTATTGAACCATTCTTGCTCAATAGCCCTTCCAACCGATAAACCATATTCAGAAGACATTTTTTCTTCATCTGAGACAGCTTGACTCGGAAATTGTGTAGGAAGTTGTCCTGTTGTTATTGCCATAGTTATTGTATTATCTTACTCATTGATCCGTCGTTTTTATATTTTGCAAAACGAAAATCTATTTTTTTTGTTGTTCTTTCCATATTAGGCCTATACATATGTTTTCTACACGCCATAATTGCAAGTCCACTACTTATGGATGCATCATGAGATGTTCTTCTTGATATATCAAAACGCGCCCAGTCTTCTAATGTTTTTTGAAAATACATATTACCATGATTTTCTTCTTTACGTCCTACATAATCTTCTATATAAGATTCAATAGCAGCTGCATGTGCTTGTTTTATATCTTCAGATGTATTTGGTATACCTCCTAATTCTATTTCTGTTTTAGATAAATTACCTAAAAGTTTATCAGGTCTGTTCATAGAAAAACCTCTATAACCTCTTCTTTTTAAATGATATAATAATCTTGGTTTATTATTTTCAGCAAGTATTGGCATACCGTAAAACACTAATGCCATTAATACTTCTTCAAAAAATATTTCTGCTGTTTGTGGTCGTGCTATGTATTCTAAGAAAAACTTAGTATTAGGCACGTCATTCACCATAGAAAAAGTAGTTAATCCATGAAGAGCACCATTAGACCCACCACCCCCAACAGTACCGCTGATGTCATAACTATCACACCCGAAGGCTCCGAAGCCATCATTACCAGGATATTTAATACCATTTTTTATTATTATATTATTTTGTATGTTATCTGGCGGTATCCATGATATTTTAAATCTACCATTTTTACTAGGAACCCATATAACTTTAGTATCTTTTATACCATTTTGCCAAGCAAAAGTTCCACGAACAACATAACCTTTAATAGCCATTTCTTCGTTAAAATCTATTTGCTCATATATTTTAGTTAAATTAAATAATGAATTAACTGTTTCATCTCTAAAAGCATGCTTTTCAGATCTTGGAAATTGTCTGTAATATTCATTTAAAGCATCACTATCTTTTTTTAATCCTTCTACTTCATTTTCCCAATGATCAATGACTCCCGTAAATATTTTTTCCCCATCAATTCCTTCAATCGGGTCTGATGGTGTATCGAAGACAGGATATCCGTATTTGTCAATAAACCCTTCGTATCCCCACTCCATAGGTATGAACAAAGAATATAGTCCACTTGTAGTCTGGCCATTGCGGTTTCTATTTGTGACATCTGAATTATAAAATAATTTTTTAAAGTTATCTCCACCTTTATCTAAAGCATTAGATGTAGATCCCATCATACATTTACCTACTACTTTGGCACCGAGCCTGAGGCACGTTTTCGTGACTCTCCAGTTGTTGAGTATATTGTCCGGCCTCTCCCATTTACCGGATTCATCATGGACGAGGAGTTGTAATTTCTCTCCATCATACGAGTTGTCTCCCGTGTTCTTCCAATCGATTGTTGTATCGAGCCCCTTCCCAAATTCCTCCTGACTATAGGTCTCTTTGATGGCGTTTCTGGTAAGTCTTCTTGACGGTATCTTATAGGATAACTCCGTCTTTGGTCGTTCCATCCCATCCTGTATTGGTTTGAAAAAAAATGGATAGTTGATTGATATGGGTACAATCTTGTCTGTAAACATCTTCTTCGCATCTGCTCCAGTTTTAGATAAGACCCCAAATCTAGAGTCCTTGGAAGTTGTTGCCAAGTTAACAGTCTCTGAGGATGCCATGAAGCTAAAGCCAGACCGTCTGTTCTTAAGGTAGCACATTCCATAAGATCTCTTATCTGCCTTGCAAGCCTCCCAGAAGTAGTAAAATATCCTGTTTGCCTGCCTAAAATCTGGTGCTCCCACGTCGATCTTTGTCCAGGATAAATAGACATAGTGCGATCCTGTAATGTAGTTCGGGGCACCGTTGCACATGAACCAATACCCATCATTACGATAATTAAACTCACTATCAATATATTGGTAGTATTTTTCTTTAATATCCTCTGGGTAAGATTGAAAATCATATATGCTTTTTATTTTATTTAAAGATTCTGGTTTATTTTTTATTCTAAAATATTGATCTGTTTGTTTTAAGTCTTCTCCATCTATTTTGTTGGGAGTTTTAGGTATTGCTACCTTAAGACCTTGTATTTCATATATATCACCTATTGTACCATCTTTACTTATTACAACACAGTCTAATTCTTCATTATATCCATATTCAAACTTCTTATGTTTATTAAGATGTTTAATTTTTTTATCAGATAAATGAGCATTGTGTATTTTATAAAGCGTTTGTTTGTACATTATTTGATTCTATTTTCAACACCTAAAAAAGTTTTAGATTCTGTATTAGATTTTTTATCAGATAACTCTTCAATTTTTTCTATAATCTTTAATGAATCTTCTATTGCAACCCATTTGGCTTGAGCTGCTGTTTTAGCTTTTTCAGGATCTAGTTCAGATAAATCAATATTTTGTTTAATAACTTTTTCAAGTTCAACTAATGCTTTTTCCGCTGCTTGTATTATTCTTTTTCTTCGGTCCATAATTAATAGTTATATGATTTGATAAAATTCTATAAAGTTTTTGACCATCAATATTAAACTCATATTCAGAGTTAGGTGTAAACCCTACCACGTCTCCTATAGACACTCCTAATGAACTTAATTGGCTATTAGTGTATACTAGTTCCCCTTTTAAATTTTCATCTGTATCAAGAGCCCATGTGTCATTCATTTTTATAGGCGCAACAAAGCAATATCCAGGAATGTTGTTGGTTTAACCATCTTCTAAAAACATTATGATGAACTATTATTTCATCTCCAACACTTACTTCTGTTTTTATACCAGCTGGAACACTAATAACTTTACCTATTCTGTTAACGAACATGTAATCTCTCTCTGTAATTTCTGTATTAACAACTAATTTTTTGTCATCAACATCAACTACGTTATTGTAACGATTTTCAGTAGATATAATATAATCAAAAAGTGCTTGCATTAATAATCTAAGTTATATTCAACAGATACAGCCATGTTAGAATTAAAATGTTTCCAAGGTAATACCTCTTTGTTTTTAGTTATAAATATTTTATAAGCACCATCTTCTTCTAATATGTCTGAAATAGTATGTCCTCCATAAACTTCTTGGCCTACAGAGTAATGCATTGCTTCGTTTTTGTAGTCAGTACCTATACTGATCTTACGTATTAATTTTGCCATTTAATTAAATTTAGTATGTCCATATTGTCATAGGTGGAGCACCGTCATAACCTATACCTACATGAACAAAATTGTTTTTTCTACTTATACCTATTCTAGTAAAACCTACTTCAATAGCTGCTTTTACTAATTTATAAGTAGCTTCGCCTCCTACACAAGCTATATCTACAGCGGCACCATAAGTGTGCTCACCTGGACTAGACTTACGCGCCTCTATTGGATGCTGAGGTGATCTATATGTTGACGTTAATGTAATTGGATATCCATATGTTTCTCTAAGATTATCTAGCATCTCAAGAAGCTTAGGATCCATTTTGTCAAAGTTATTAAATTCAGATTCATTAAAATATTTCATTGTATTATTCTTTTGCTTTTTTTATTATCATTAATATTGTGTATCCTATTGATAACAATAAAACTACTGTCTGTAGTACTGTGTTTATTTCAGGTATTACTGAAAATATCATTGCTCCTACGTTAATTCCAAAGATTTTTAAATCTTGTTCTATCATTGTTTATGTTTATTATTTCCAAATACCTTCTCGACGCCGCGAGATCCAAAATAGCCTCCGATGACTATTGTTAATAATGAAGTGACTGATTCCAGTGAATAGCCGGCGTACCACCCTATAACATATGATATAGTTAAAAATACAAGAACCAATGGTCGGACGTTGGACGCAAGCCAGTTACCGCTTCGAGCATCTGCTACCCATCTTTTGGTTGTGCCATCAATTTCAGCTCTTTCTATTCTTAACTTTTCTAGTGCAACTTGCTTATCACTTTCTGAAAGCTGAGAGTTACCACTAATTAGTTCTGATATTACATTTCCCGGCAATATTGCGTCGCCGACCATTCCTAGAATACTTGGCGCCTTTTCGATTAAAAATCGTCCGACACCTGTATCTTTAAAAGGTTTCTTTTTTTCACTCATTTTATTTAATTTATGCTATTGCTAAATAGATATAAGTTTGTCCTGAATTATTCCAATTACCGTTTGACTTCATAGTAAATCCTGTAGAACTAAAGCTATTCCCTGTATCACTATATTCAGCAGAAGACAAGTTAGGATATAACTGCTTATTAGCACCTCTATCACTGTCCATAATTAACCAACTACCGCCACTTCCTGTCGTTTGTTTAGCCATTACGAATTTAGGCTGAAACCCAACATAAATTGGATTACTACTACCATTTCCAATATAAGAGCCCACTTTACTATAACCTGGTATTGATGTAAAACAGTAGGCTATATAAGGACTTCCTGCGCCATTTGTATATGGATCAGCACCTACTGTAAA